GGGTTACCATTAGTTAAGATGTTTTTACCAGGTCTAACTTCGAACTTCATGCCTCTCGGCAATCTTGTAGCATCAATACCCATCATAGGCGCAGTAGTTAACGCCAGAGAGTCCATGTGAGACCGTAGTTGGGCATCAATAGCTTTCTGCATATTGTATCCCTTCTCGACCGTTCCAACGCCATAGAAGCGTCCAGGACGGACCTCAGGTCTATATGCAATGATAGGTCTATCTTCCATCATGTATGGAGATGCTTCTGCTTTTAGTAGATGTATATCATTAGCAATAACAATAATAGCTTCTACCAAATCAGTTACTCTATCGGCAGCAGAATCCTCTGGGAACAAGTCAACTACCTCATCGCCTTCGTTTTCTAACTGTTCTAGATATTCTCTAGGGACAAGACCGTAGTACCGCATAACCTTGACTTTATCGTCTTGGAAGGCAGTAGATTCTGTTTTATCTACTTCTAGGTCATCGCCTTCAAAGTGAGGTTCAATGTCGCATTTACGATAAACGCCAGACTCAATACCTTTAACTACTTGATACAGACTAACGTACTCTTCAATAGCAACACCTAATGAATCATCAATTGCATCAGCATTAGGATCAATAAGAAGATTACGAGGATGTACAGGCTTAACTTTAACTACAACCTTTTCTTGCTCGGTTACTCCAACAGCAGCAACTCCTTGTTGCCCAGGAACAGGTTGTGTTGTAGGTGTTCTTTCTATTTCAGTCTTAACTAATACCTCACCTATACCAGTACCGTAGATTTCTGCTAGCTTAACAATAGAAGTAATGTTATTGATGTATGCGTTGTTATGCGTATCCTCTAAAAGAAGATTCTGCATAATCTCAACATCACCTCTTTCTTGATCTAAACCGTCATCGACTATTTCAAAGAGTTTACCAGAGCCTGCAAAGCCTTCCATAGTTTCTGCAACCCTGTTATCAACAGCTTGACGAGTTGCAGGACTAACGATTTTACTACGCTCACTATCCCTAGTACGATCTTCAGCGGCCCAAATGCCATAATAAATCCTTTCGTATTCATCCCATTTCTGTTCGTAATTAGTATCACGCCAGTCTCTCCACTTGTCACAGTGTTCAACTACAAATGATACTAGCTCTTTATCACTCTCAGTAACTTCGTAATCTTCTACTGATTGTAATTCTTCATTGTATTGTTCAGCCATATTATTTCCTATTAAGGTCCAACGTAATCAAAAGGGTCTTGTAATAAAGGATTCTGATACATCTCATCATCTTGAGCAGCCATCGATTCTTCCGGCATCCCTACACCTGCTGCAACTCCAACTGCTCCTGCAACAGGAATAGCAAATGAAGCTCCTTTGTAATAATCATCCCAAGATTTTAACTTAGGATTTTTAGCCATTACTAATTTACCTATTTGTATCACTTCAGTAGCACCTGTAATAGGTACTGCTCTTACACCGTCTGTTGTTTTCTCTAAAGCTACCCAACTTGCTCCTTTAGCTGGATTAACTGCTACTTGAACCCACTCTTGTTCTGCTAGTGGTAAGTTTTTATTTTGTTCTAAGGCTTCAACTGCAAGTGCTCTTAACTCTTCAGGAGAATGTTCTACCCAGTTTCCTTCCATTCTAATGACAGGAGACTTTTGACCTCCTTTTGCGATTTTTAAAGAAGCACCTTCTTTTGTTTCAAACACAACATTTTTTAAAGCTGCTGTAGGAGAATAACCATATACATTTCCTTGTTTAGCAGGATCGTGTATTGTCCCTACATACGTTCCAAAATTTTCAAATGCCCTAACATCATAACGAGAGCCTACAAAAGTTCCTTCTGGTATTTGTTTATTAACACCTATAATTCCATTTCTAAGAATTGAACTTTCTTGTGGAAGACTATTAGCTATTCTTTCAAATGAATCTACTTCAGGTACGGAATCATGCAAAAAGTAAGGAGTTTCCGTATCAACATATCTTCTAAACTCATTAGGAGTGCTTTTTCCTTCTTCTAATAGTTTTACTTGTTCTATTAAAGCCTGTCTAGCTTCTTCAGGAGGTTTGTTTTTGTTAGGTAATCTATTAGCATCTCTCCAAGCCTCTTTACTATCGTCTGTAATATTCAAAACTTCAAAAGCGTTTGAATCTGATGATGCCATTGGTTTTGGTTTAGCTTTAAGTAAATCTAACGATGTTGCTGCTTTTGTTAAGGCTGTTTTTACTCCTTGCCTTACTACACCGCCAAGACCAAATACACCAGGCAAAGCACCTGCAAGTGTAGCAACACCAGATATACCAGCGTTTAAGTAGTCTCCTTCTTTAGCATAGTTGTAAGTATCATAAGCTCCAATAGCTTCTCCAGTAACAGGAGCAAACTCTCCAACCATCTTAGCTTGTTCTGGTGTTACATTAGCATAAGGGTCTTGTGTAATGCCTTCAGCACTCTTATTTCTTCCTAGTCTTTCTAAAAGACTTGTCATGTAATCATCAGCCATATTAATATCCTGATATTATGTCTAAGGGTTCGTAATCATCGTCGTAGTCTTCAAAATACACTGCTGCATTAGCTATGTGTGCTATCAAACTAAGAGAATCAACCATGTCATCGTGTACGCCAGTAGTAGGGAAGTTAAGTAATTCGTCCTTAAATGCTGGTATCCAGTCTCCATCGCGTAACTCTATCTGTTTATGTTCAAACCTACCTTGTAAAGCACCAATAATCTTATCGACCTTACTTTTGTTTCCTAAAGCTACTTCGTCTATCCTGGGATAAACTGCTTGCTTTAGCATCATCTCTGTGAGATATGGCATCAACGCTCTTTTTAATGCACCTTTTTCGATTCCAATTACTTGTATGTCGTATAAGCGGACATGATTTAGAATCCTCTCGCATATCTCTTTAATATCCCACCTTCCTGCGTCAACCTTATCAACCCACCATTTATTGTCATCGCCTACCTTGACAATGGCTATAGCTGTCTGGTCTAGATACTTCTTTTTATTACTTGCCTGAGAAGATACGTTTTCAAAACCTGCAAGGTCAACCCCCATATAGTAAGTTCCATGCTCCGGTTCTTCCTCTTTATCCTTTATTATCACCCAGTCTTCTTTAAATAAGTCTGACTGTGGTGCTTCAAAACTAGCCATAAACTCCTGTCTAAATGCAAACGTAGACATGGTGTTCTTAGCTACTTCAATTTCTTCTTTATCTAGTAATGGATTATCAAAACTAGTAAAGTGCCAACTCTTCCAATCCTTTGCTTCTGGTCTACTACTCTGACCTAGCTTATAGATATCATAGAAGTGATTACGTCCCTTCGGTGTTCCTATAAAAACTGCATGACCTTTCAAGTCAGCCAACGCAGGTCTTAAAATCTGTTCAAATACTGTAGGTTTAATATCTGCATACTCATCGAGTACGACAAACTTTAAAGCTACACCTCGCATCGTCTCAGGTCTGTCAGCACCTTTTAACGATATGACAGATCCGTTAACTAATGTGATCTGCATGTTGTTTACATGACTATTAGTTATTACCGGATGTGCTAACTCCAGTAGCTGTTGCCACATAATGTCCCTAGCTTGCTGCTGCGTAGGGGCGACATACCACACATGACCCTTCTTTGCTTCTAACGCAGAAACTATTAGTCTCCACGCTGCCATCCTACTTTTACCTGTACGTCTTCCTGCTGCTATAACTTTGAATCTAGCGTTATCAGTCCAGACTTCTTGTTGCCAAGGAAGTAATTTAATCTTCAGATCGGACATCTATCGTCTCGAATTCAACATCTTGATAATCTTGTTCTTCCTCTTCTGTCTGATCCACAATTGCTTTCGCATCCCCAACCATTGAAATCTGAATAGATACATTACCTCTTCTAGCATCCTTGTCCTTTTCAAAATAAGACATCGGAAGCACCCTGTCAATACACATTTTAAGACAAGCTACCTGATCTTTGTCATCGTCATCGAGTGCTTTCTTAATAATCGTATTGATTACTGTCTCACCACTTGTTGCTAACAACCTAGCATGAAACTCTTTGATCCTCGCGGCTTCTCCTGGTGGACGTCCAACCTTATTTCGTTTCTTTTTTGCTTCTACTTCAGTTTTTCTAGGTCTACCTCGCCCTCTCTTTACAGGCTTAGGGTCTTCAAGGGACAAAATGTTTATCCTTTCAACACAATATAGTACGAATTAGTAACTACCTTAATAACTATTGAGGTAAAGAGGGTAATAGTAGTGGGGGTTTCCAACCTAGTTGCTCTTTGTTCTCAATAGTGGAGAGTGTAGCATATTTTTAAGGTTTTGTCAAGTATTATTTTAAATTATTTACTAGGCTTATTTAGCTCTAAATGTTTTTCTGTGTAGGAAAACCACAACCACTTAATTCTAAATGTCTTTTTTCTAGTTTCATACTATGGAATTTATGCAATATTATGCCCATTTTCTTCTTTTTTGTGTCTGTTAGCCTAGCTGAAGCTAGCTAGATATACTATATGCCTCCCCCCCAGGGCTATTGAGTCTTATATAAGACATAAGAGTAGTCTTGTAACTGAGTAGTCTTATATAAGAGTCACAAGACTGTGAAAGAATGTGTGGCTTATCCAGCCCATTAGAGCAAAAGAAAAAGACTAGGGAGGTTGTAAAAATGATACAGGGGTGTGGTCCTGGTGCAACAGTAACATAAATGACACACAA